CTCCATAGCGTACCGTTTGTTTTAATGGCGAGGCTATGGGCAGTTCCGGCCACAACCTTAGACCACCCCGTTAACGCCCCTATTTGTGCTGGAGATGAGCGGTAGACTGCGTCGTTTTGACCCAGTCGCCCAGCACCTGCAGCCCCCCAGCTCCACATTGTGCCGTCAGTTTTAATAGCGACAGCAAAGTCAACCCCGCTAGTATTCTGACTGCAATTAGTGAAAGACCCTACTTGAACTGGGCTGGAGCGGTTTGCTTGATCGTTAAGGCCGAGTTCACCGCTAGAGTTAAGCCCCCAACTATACAACTCTACTATCCCAGTCCACGTACCAGCGGCCACGGCCTGCATCTGAGCTTGTAGCGTCCAAACTCCACTATACGACGGCATTTAGCACCTCAAGCCTGATTGGTTGATGTTCATGGTTATCCTTTGATGGCGAGGGATGAATAGCTCACTGGCATTCTTGGTAGTCCCTGCCATGCGGTTAACGCTCCGACCTGAACGGGGCTTGATCTGTAAACACCATCTCCAAGACCAAGCTGTCCATAGGGGTTACTGCCCCAGCTCCATAAGGCCCCGTCAGTTTTAATGGAAAGGCTATGGTAGCGGCCACCAGCTATTTGCGACCACGTAGTTAATGCCCCAATTTGAACTGGGCTGGAACGATTGGCAGTATTGTTAAGGCCGAGTTCGCCAGAGTTGTTACGTCCCCAGCTCCATAAGGTGCCGTCAGTTTTAGTGGCAATGGTGTGGTGGTAGCCACCAGCTATTTGATACCAAGTTGTTAACGCGCCAATTTGCACCGGACTGGAGCGACTAGCAGTGTCGTTAAGGCCAAGTTGACCCTCGTTGTTACGCCCCCAAATCCACAGTGTGCCATCAGTTTTAATGGCAATACAGTGCTGTCCGCCAGCGGCTATCTGATACCAAGTTGTTAATGCGCCAACCTGTACTGGGCTTGATCGGTTGGCAGCATCGTTGAGCCCAAGTTGACCCCTGCCGTTATAACCCCAACTCCATAACGTACCGTCGCTTTTAGTAGCAATGGTAAAAGCGTTTCCCGCAGCTACTTGATACCAAGCTGTCAGCGCACCGATTTGAACTGGGCTAGAGCGATTGGTGTACGCACCGCCATCACCAAGACCAAGTTTACCGTAGGCGTTTTGTCCCCAGCTCCACATCGTGCCGTCGGTTTTAGTGGCAACGGTAAATTGATTGCCAGCAGCTACTTGATACCACGTAGTTAACGCGCCTACTTGAACTGGACTAGAACGGTTTCCACCACCATCAAGGCCAAGCTGACCTAGATTGTTATACCCAAAGGCCCACAAAGCGCCTGCTATTGTTTTGACGAGTGTATGATTTCGTCCTCCTGCTATTTGAGACCACGTAGTCAACGAGCCTACTTGAACTGGGCTTGAAAGGTTACCAGTATCTCCAAGACCAAGTTGACCGCTGCCGTTACGCCCCCAACTCCACAACTGCTGCTCCAACGGAGTAACCGAGTTACTCGCTGCGCTAGACACACCCAGACCAAACGAGTTAACCGCCGCCACCGTGACCGTGTAGGCAGAATTTGTCGTCAGTCCAGAGATCGCAACCGGAGAGGAGGAGCCTGTGCCGCTGATGGTCGTGCCGTCTGATGTCTTTTTCGCAGTCGCCACATACCCTGTAATAGCAGAGCCGCCCACGTTAGAAGGCGCAGTGAAGGTCACCGAGACAGACGTAGGACTCGCGCTCACCGCCGTACCAATCGTAGGCGCGTTAGGAGTCTTCAACGGATTAAAGCCCGCAGAGATAAAGCCATTGGGTCGGCGTAAAGACATGAAACACCCCTTACGTAATTTCTTCCCACGATACTGTGACAACGACATCATTCGCTGCGCTGGCCGTAGCACCAATAGACTTGTCTTCCAACAGATAGAAGCTCGTTGTTTTGTCAGTAATAATCAAGGTCGCGTCAGCAGGGACAGAGATCGTCGAGGCAATTGCAGTGCCCGTACCACCCAGCGCCGCAGCAGAGAATATCTTGATCGTGATGTCGCAGGCAGAGGAGCCATCGACGTTAGCCGCCACAATGGAGTTGATCTTGAAGACCTTGCCACTTGAGGCAGCGTTGCTTGCCAGCGCAGTCGCAAACGGGTCAGCCGTTGAGCTGATTAAGTTGGTACTGGTGTTACCAACAATGTTTGTGACGGCAACGATATTGGGATTTGCCACGTTCTATCTCCTTACAAACCAAAAATTAACGAGAAAGCGATGGCTTGGCCTACGGAGGCCCCACTCGCTGCTGGGGTTGCCCAAGTGGGGGCGCCACCTGTTGTTGCTGTCAGAACCTGACCAGTGGTGCCTGCTGCTGTCGCTACAGGAACCGCCCCTGCACCGCCGCCATATACAACGCCGTACTGTGTAAGCGCAGCTGATGAAGCGAGTGTTCCGGTGGCTGTGTATGCAAGGACGCCGCCAGAGGTGCCTGAAGCTAAGTTCGTACCGCCGTTGGCAACCGGGAGGATGCCCGTAACGCCCGTAGCCAAACTCACCGTGGGGTTTGCCAGCGTGACCGCTGCGCCCGCGCCCGCGCCATCAGTGACTATCATCGCCTTTGTGCCGGTGGCAATGGTCACCGTAGCACCTGAGCCCTGCGAAATAGTGATCGACTGACTGCCGCTCGTGGCGTTCTCGATGATCCACACCTTGGACACCGTGTTCGGCCCCAGTGTAACGGTACGCGTTACAGTCAAGGACACCGCAGAGGTGATCTTCAGGTACAGCGAGCGCGTACCGTCAGCCGTTGCATCCGGCATCGTGAAGGTTTCGTTGGCGTCAGCGGCCATCTGCTTGGTGCCAAGGCTAAACGCATCAGCGATCAGAGACAGGTTGGTGTTGGTGCTGGTGCCCCATGTGCCGTCTTCGTCCCCCGTGGTTATCTCTTTTAGTCGGAGGTCATTTACGTATGATGCCATGTTTTAGCTCCTAAGCCGCTTTATCTATGTTGACCCATGTGGGGGTCTGAGCGTCATTTATATTAACCCAATTTGGTGTTTGTGTGTCGTTGACGTTTGTCCATCCAGCTATTCTAACTGTTCCTACGGTTCCTGTACCAGCAACACCAGTGGGGAAAACATTAGCACTTCTGGTGTTCGTTACTGTACCTATAGCACCCGACGCGGATACACCAACGATTGTAGGAGCGACCTGTAGTGCTACAGCCTCTACGCTCCCCGTGCCCGAAACACCGCTGACTACAACTATTCTTTCATACGCCGGAACTGCGGTGCCAATTTGACCGGTTCCAACAACACCCGTTACGTCAAGGACGGTGCCAATACTGAGTGCTACCGCCCCGACAGACCCTGTGCCTTCGACGCCAATTGGGATAACGATGTCGGCTACGATGACCGTAAACCCGCCCATCTCTCCGACGCCTTGTACGCCGGTTGGGATTTGGACGCTGCTGTAGTTTGTAGCTACAGTTCCTACTGCACCCGTACCCTGAACCCCAACCGGGATAATTGTTTCTGCAACGGACGCTACAACGGTACCAACAGAACCTGTCCCTTCCACCCCTGTCAGCACTATGGTTTTTGACAGAGATATTGCTATAGAACCTACCGAACCTGTGCCCACTACGGAGACGTTGTAGTTGTCCCCCCAAGCACCTTCACCAAACCCGCCATTGCCCCAAACAGCTCCAAGGCTAACTACAGTCCCATAGCCGCCCCAGCCGTTGGTACCCCAGCTTCTCTCGCCAAACCCGCTAGTAGGCCCTGAAAAAGACATGGGGTAGCCCTACCTCAAGCGATGCGGATAATGGCGGTCGCGGCTGCAGCTGCAGGAAATTGAATCTGGAAATCACCGGAACTCACGGTCTGGTCGCCGCCAAAACTCAGCACCGCACACGCAGAGTTTGAGTTGTTGGTGTTGTAAATCATAGCCCCGCAAGTTGTGAACGACGCGCTTGACCATGTGGTGTCAGCAAAGTCCGTAATAGCCGTGGTGCTGCTAGCAGTAGGAGTGACGTTAGTGAGCGTGTTGCCGGTCACCGTGTATCCTGTGCCGCTGACTTCGTCGGTGTTACCGGTAATGTTAGAATAGTTTGTACTCGCCGCGCCGTACGTGCCAGAGCCTGCAGCAGCAGACTTTAGCAGTGCGATCTTGAACACATCTGCGCCGTTGGTAAAATCGTGAAGACCCTTGAGCAGCTCAACTTTAAAGCTGGTGGGCATTGCGGTAGTGACGGTAATAGCCATGTTAACTCTCCAGTAATTTCACAAGTTCCGGATGCCCCGCGGCGCGGAATTTATTTGCCAGCGTAGTGTGGTTAGACCTAACAGCTTGACGCATATAATGCACCAGCACCCCACGAATTTGATCTTTAAACGCTTCTGCTTGATCGCGGATGACGGGGTGGCAGTTACCCCCTACGGAAACAATCTTGTTCAGCGCCTGCTCGGCCAGCTCTTCGGGCGTGAACCCTCTACCAGATACCAACAGCGCCTTTGCTTCCCCAATAACGGCTCCGCCTACTGTGCTTATCATCCTGCGACCTTCCTTTTAATCTGACCATCTCGGTACGCGTCTCCACGCAGTTTACCGTCACCCACTTGAATAAGCAAAGTGAGCGCCTGTACGTACAACTTCTCGTACAACGCCACCATGTCAGCTTCGCCCTTCTGGAAACGTATGGCTTCAACCAGTGCACCATTAAGCAGTGCTGAGTCAAACTCCTCGCCAAGCCAAGTAGTACCCGCCGTTACAATAGACTCTGGGTAGTACGAGAAGTGAATCTCGGAGTTGTAGTTAGCGTTGGGGGTCGGGCCAAGAATAAACGTATTCTGGTCAAATACCGCGTAGTGCTTGGGCTGTCCGGTGTCAGTTGGCCCGGGGTATGCTTCCCGTATGAAGTTCACGTCTTTGTTCAGTAGGTAGTAGTAGTCGCCGTCAGCGTCAATAACCGCCAGAGAGTAGACGTACAACATGCCGGTGGGCATTGTTAAATACTTGTTGCCAGAGGTCAGCGAACCTGTTTGATTCTTACGAAACGCGGGCAGGTCTACTGTTGTGTAGATTTTCTGTTCGGCCTGCTGCGTAAACATGGCGAGCTGACCTGCTGTAAACGTCTGTTCGCAGATATCTTCTATGTTTGTCGTCAGTTCGCTGTAATTCACAGGCTGCCCCTTACATTACTTCTTAGGTTTCTTGTGGGCGGAGTCTTTCATGATGCGACCATCGGGCATACGGTGCTCGCCTTTACCTACCTTGCCGCCTTTCTTCATTTTACCCACACCGTCTGCAGCAAACGAAGGAACTTTTTTACCGCCTTTAACAACCATTTCTAATTTTTTCATGGTGCTCTCCTAAATGGTTTATGCCATCGGCCCACGGGCCATTGTGCCCTTGGTCGCTGCGCCATTGCCACG